GTCGCTTACATAACTAACTACGCAACGTATGGAGATATGATTCCAAGCATTGAAGGAATGGCTGAAGCTTTAGGCTTACACCGAGACACTTTGTACGCTTGGGCCAAGCAAAAAGACAAGGGGTTTTCCGACATATTAGGGAGATGTATGCAAGTTCAGGCTAAAACTCTTGTAAACAATGGCCTCAACAACACATTCAACTCAGCGATAACTAAGCTCGTATTAGGTAAGCATGGATACCACGATAAGATGGAGCAAGACATAACATCGAGTGATGAATCCATGAAGCCAACTATTATTCAATTAACTACAAAAAAAGATGAGTAAACCAATAATAGTTTTGATTGTTTTAGGTGTCATACTTTTCATAATAACTCTGTTCATTGGTGTTGATGCCTTGATGTGTACACCACCATGTGTCTAGATGAAGGAGATGACAGAAGGAGAGCGCAGTATGATGCGTTTCAGGTGGGTGACACTTGGAATTTATCTGCTGATTTGCTTCTATGACTTCTTATTCGTACCTGTGTGGTATGGCCTCAATAGACCTAACATTACTGCATTCATGGATATAGTTAATTCAACAGAGGATACATTAGTGCAACTTGAACTGCTCACCAAATTAACTGGACAGCACAGTCCTTTTACGCTTCTCGGAGGAGGATTGTTTCACCTGACCTTCCTGTCTATTTTAACAGCTAGTGTTTGGAAGAAATGAAGAACGCAGTAGCAGACGTTCAGCTACCCGGAAAGCTCATCCCGGTATTTGAAGGTACAGCTCGAATCAGAGGAGCTTACGGAGGCAGAGGCTCAGGTAAGACACGTTCATTCGCATTGATGACTGCTGTCTTTGGTTATCGTTGGGGAATGAGTGGACTACGTGGCACTATATTGTGTGGTCGTGAGTTCATGAACTCGCTTAGTGAATCATCTATGGCTGAGGTTAAGAATGCTATCCTGAGTGTTGATTGGTTAGCAGACTACTATGAGATAGGTGAGAAGTACATCAGGTCTAGAGATGGCAATATAACGTACACATTCGCAGGTCTGAGACGTTCATTAGATAGTATCAAGTCGCAGTCTCGCATACTCATTGCTTGGGTAGATGAAGCTGAGTCAGTAAGTGGTAGAGCTTGGGATTTACTTATGCCTACTGTTCGTGAAGAGGATAAGAGCATAGGCTTTTCATCAGAGATATGGGTAACGTGGAATCCGGAGAGCAAGTACAGCGCAACGCATGAACGATTTAGAGAGAGCTTTCCAAGTAACAGTAAGATAGTAGCTCTACAATGGCAGGACAACGATTGGTTTCCTGAAGTTCTCAACGAGCAGAGACTAGAAGATAAAGAGAAGCGACCCGACATGTATGAACATATTTGGGAAGGCGGCTATCTTGTTTATTCAGAGGGCAGTTATTATTCTACTGAATTACGCAGAGCTAAGGATGAAGACAGAATCACTAAGGTAAGATACGATAGAGGCAAGGGTGTCATAACAGCATGGGATTTAGGTATAGGTGATTCAACAAGCATAGTCTTTGCACAATTCATTGGAGCTGAGGTTCACATTATTGATTTCTATGAAGCATCAGGTGCAGGTCTTGAACACTATGTCAAGGTTCTTCAGGACAAAGGTTATGTCTATGACCAACACGTTCTACCACATGATGTCAGAGTACGAGAGCTTGGTTCAGGTAAGTCTCGTGTTGAGATGTTGGAAGAGCTAGGCATACACAATATTGAGATAGCACCTCAACTACTTATAGATGATGGAATACAACAAGTCAGAACTTTGTTAGACAAATGTTATTTCGATGAGGTATCATGTGAGAAACTCGTTGACTCCTTACTTGCTTACAGTAGAGAGTGGGATGACAATGGAAATACTTGGAGAATGAGGCCCAAGCATGATTGGAGTTCACATGCGGCAGATGCTATGAGGTATCTCGCTATAGGATACAGACCATTCAACGAGAATTGGGATAAACCATTAAGGAGAAACTTGCAAGGAGTTGTATGACAGGTTTGCTTGGTGCAATGACATTAGAAGAGATAAGCTCAATGCCTCGTGAGGGATGGGCCAACGTCAACGACCCTCCTGAAATAAGAGAATGGCTATTCACTCTACCGGACGAACAGTTCTTTGAGGTTGAACGACTGAGACAACAGGCAGACCAAGCCGGGCAGATGGATGCGTTTTATCAATTCTTGCAACGGATAATGCCATGACACCAAAAGGCTTACTTAATCAGGAAGATAAAGACCCTGTTGAATTAAATGGACTGCTCAGTAATGCTTGGGGAGGTGTCTCTAAGTTCTTTACTGGTTTACTGGATGTTGACCCTGAGCTTCAAGCAAGGAGAGATGCAGAAGCTGAAGCCTTATATGCTGAGAGAGCAGAGAGTCCATTCTTTCAGACATTTGGTTGGGGTGAAGGCAACGATGAGAGAAGCGGCAACTGGTTACAGAATCTACCTGAAAGCATCGGACAAATGTATCGAGATGGTTCATTCATGGCTACCAATCCCGGCCCATCAACTGAAGCTATAGGAAGTTTACTAGCAGGTGGTGTGCTTAATTTAACACCGGCAGGTGGATTACTTGGTGAGGATATAGGTGTTGAACAACGTGAGATGGCTAATCAGTTTGGTTCATATCTTACAGACACGTTTGGTTCATGGGAAGGATTCAAGGAAGAGTTCAGGAAGAACCCGGCTGAGATAATATCCATGGCAGTTGGTGCAGGGTTTGGTGTCAAAGCTCTAGCCAAAGTAGCCACTAATCCTGATGTACAAGCTAAGTTCATGAATGAGATGAATGGCATCGTAGCCGCCGCTAATCAAGGTCATTACGGAATGCAGTCACCACTCATTACTTTCCAAGGCAACAACAGAGGTGCAATCTACAGACAATTAGACATGGATGCTGTAGGTTCTAACTCAGGCACAATGGTTCAAGGTTGGGGTCAATACGTTAGTGGAATGAAGCATGAAGGTAAGCGATATGCAAGATATGATGCTGACATGCTTGAAGACTTCCATGAGCTTATGAAGCTAGAGAAAGACCCAATTATTAAAGATATACTGGACAGAGCCGCTGATGGTTTTTACCCTGACACAATCCGAACTGACGTTCTAGCTAATTTAACAGACCCTGCTGACATTGCCAAAGCTAACAAAGCATTAGCAGATGTTGAGGCACGATTCGATACAGCCGCTAACCAAATATATGAAATTGAATTAAGTGACGATGCAATCAAGACATTCATTAATCGTGAGGCTCGAAAGGCTGACCAAACACCTGCTGTTCAAAAGGAGATGACGAGACTTGGGTTAGGAGATGATGCTACCGGGCAGACCCTTTATTCTGAATTAACTAGACACTATCTCAATAGCGTTCCACATATGGGAAAGAGTATGTTTGACCTGAGCTTCAATGCTAAGAAGGCCGCATCACAACATCTCAATAACTTAGGTATTAAAGGTATGTCCTTCACAGATAGGTTCACAAAAGCACGTAATCTTGCCGCAGGAAAGGAAGCAGGTGACCCTCGTAACTACGTCTTGTACAGCGATGACACAACTAAGATATTGAAACGTCAGGACATAGACATAGACAAGAACACTCCACCACCTGAAGGTGTTGAACAAGGTCTACTTACTCTGCCACTAGATGAAGGTTCTGTTAGATTAAGCAACAGAGTTACAGAGCAAAGAGATTTAGCTAAAGGTACATTTGATGAAGGTGGTACGATAGTCAAGGGTGAGAACAACATTATTATTCCTGACATTGACCTCAGAAATCTTGAAGGCTTCCCATATGTAGCTACTTACGCAGACTTATCTCGTGCAGGAGGATACTTGACACACGTTAATGGCACTAAGTTTCCTAACCCGGTGAAGCTAGAAGGTGGACAGGACTTCATGATTATCCCGGAGAACGTAGACAGAGGTATTCTATGGGCCTCACACAGAGATGCTATTAGTTCAATCATACGACAGGCCGGTGAAGCTAAACAATTGTATGGCAAAGACCCAATCTATTTACCATTTAGAATGTCTCCTACTGGCTTAGACTTCAGTCACCAAGTAGTAGATTCAATGTTACAGTCAGCAATACAAGGATTAAACAAGTCTCAGAAGGCCAAGCTAGACAAAATGATTAGGACTCAATCTAAGGATTTAGAGACAGGTAAGCTCGTTAATCAAAAGTGGAAAGGCATAGATGCAGAGAATCCATTAGCCGGTACAACAGGTGCTGAGAGAAAAGCTATTGCAAGAATTATTGATGTTAACTTCAGAGATGGTGCAGGTATCTATACTAAAGGTGCAGAAAATGGTGTCTTATCATGGACAAAAGCTAGACTTGCAAACACAGACCCCAAACAATTAAACAAACAAGAAGGCACATTACAAAATGTAGGACAGATTGAATTGAATGACCCTCTTACAGCGACTAGACCAAGGATGCATTCAAGTTATGATGCATCATTAACTGGTGGCCCGGTTGGTATATTGAGTCATGACCTACACATCGCAGACTTAAACCCTATTATTGCAACAGGTGGACAACGAGCAGGACAAAGAATTACAAGAGAAGGTTTACTTCCGAATGAGATTAGACAAATTAATACATCGAACCACATGGGATTACTTACTCATGATTTGCTGATGGAGATGGAAAAACAAGGAAAATTCAATTAATGGATGATATACTATTGTTAAATTAGACAGGAGCAGGGCATGGACGAGAAGATTAAGCAAATCATTGCTGAGTTACTAGGCAAAGCACCATTAGCAAGAACAGGAATCCAAAACTCATTGTTATCACGTGGATTTGATACTCCTGCAGAAAGGGAAGCATTCTTGGGAGGTATATTAGGAGCAGGGTCACACTTGGCAGGTGATGAACTTATGGCCGCAGGACTTGACGATGGGTTCTTACCGGGAGCTGTAACAGGAGCAGTAGCAGGAGCAGGAGCAGGAGCAGGACTGACAAATTTTCAAGAGAAGATGGACTTCATAAAAAATAATCAGACTTTGAGTGATTTTGAAAAGAAACAACTATTAGGTATTGTTCCGCAGGAGGCACAAACAGCTTGGCAACAGAAGATGCAATACATACGAGATAATCCAAATGCAACATTTGATGTTGGACTTGGTATTGATGGTCAAGAAGAAGGCTACACCTTTACTGGTGATGGTGGATTAAGTGAAGTAGGATTGGCAGAGTTCAGAAGGCGCTACAACATTCAACCTAATCTTGGTGGTGGTAGTGATTCTTCAAACTTAGGATTTACACCAAATGTTGATGCAATATCAAACTTATCGTCAGACTTTGTAGGTGGATTTACTGGACGTGGTCTCGATACACCTGCTCAGAGACACAGTATAGGCGAGATAATGGGTGCTTTAAGTCCACAAGAACAAGACAAAGTTAAAATGATAATATCGCATATGACACCTATGCAACAGGAAGACTTCATAAATGGAATGATGGATGGTAGTATTGACCCCGGCGGCTATGGTGTTCAAGACGAAGCTTTACCATTCGGTTGGCAATAGGGGATAGTTATGGCTTTAAATACTTTCACAGCACTAAAAGCAAGTGTGGCTGATTTCCTAAACAGAGATGATTTGACAGCAGTTATCCCTGACTTTATTTCATTAGCTGAGGCACAAATCAACAGAGATGTACGACATTGGAAGATGGAAGCTCGTTCAAGTGGACAGCAAGACCCTTCAGACGAGTACATGCAAATACCTGCTGATTGGGTTGAAACGATAAGATTACACCTTACAGGAAGTGGCACGTCAGTAGTTAATCTCATATCAAGAGATGCGATGGCAGACAAACGTCAAGGAGACAATGATACAAGTGGTACACCAATGTACTACACACATGCAGATGGACAGTTTCAGTTATATCCAACTCCAAATGCAACAACAGATTTTGAATTACATTACTATCAGAAGATACCTTCTCTGATTAGTAATTCTGATAATTGGCTTTTACTAGATTCGCCTGATGTATACCTCTATGGAGCGTTATTACACTCAGCACCCTATCTGGCAGAAGACGAGAGGGTGGCAATTTGGGCGCAGATGTATAGTGCCGCAGTTGCTAGATTAAATGAAGCCTCAGAGTCAGCAAGGTATAGTGGCTCAGGGTTGAAACTTAAAATAAGAGGATTAGGATAATGTCATTTTCAAATTTTTTAGAGACAGAAATACTAGACCATGTATTTGCAGGAGCGGCTTACACAGCACCTTCTACAAAATACTTAGCATTATTTACTGCCATCGCAGATGGTGAAGCAGGTTCGGTAACTGAGATTTCAGGCAATGCTTATGCAAGACAAACAGTTGCATTTACTACTTCAGGTAACACAACTTCAAACAATGCGGCTGTTGAATTTCCTACAGCAACAGGTTCTTGGGGTACAGTTACACATGTTGGTATATATGATGCTTCAACATCAGGTAACTTAATGGCTTATGCGACTTTATCGTCAAGTAAGGCAATTGCTACTGGTGATGTATTTCGTGTTCCATCTGGTGACCTAGATATAACATTGAATTAATAAGAGCCAGTTAAATGGCTTTTGAATATAGCGAATCGGTCTATGGTGTAAGAACCTATGGCTCTAGTGTTGGTGAGGTTATAAATGCCTCGGCGGCAACTACAGCAACATCTTCTATTGCCAATGTAAATTGGGTAGTAGCAATAGGTGCTGATGCTTCGATGACTTCTACTGCAAGTATTACTTGTAGTGGTGAAGTTGTAGTTATAGAAGATACTTCAGAGTTCGATTATGGTACAGGTTTGTATGGTGCAAACCAATTTGGAATAGAAAACCTACAAACCATAGTATCTGCTACATCATCTATAGCCAATGTAACATGTGAAAGGATAAGACTTGCTACTGGTATTGTTGCCGCAGAATCTGCCATAGTTACGATTGGTGGTTTTACTGCAAATGCAAGTGGCACAATTACAGTTACGAGTGCTACTACTGTAAGTGCAGAAAAGATTAGACCAACAAGTGCAACTGTTACAAGTGCTTCTTCAGTAACTGCAAATGCAACTTGTACATTTAACTTTACGATACCGATTGCAGTCACTTCGACTACAACCTGTGCCGCAGAGGAGTTCTTCCTTGAAAGTTCTGACAAGATGGTCTATGGACATGGACTGTATGGTATGGAGGTTTATGACCAAGCAGACCTTCAAACCATTGTCTCTGCGACATCAGTTGGTACAACAGCATCTTGCGAGAGAATACTAGCAACTACTACTGCTACTTCAAGTGCAGTAGCAACTATAACAGCAAGTGGTAGAAGAGTACCTGAAGGTTCTGTAATAATAGATGGTACATCAACAACTACAGTAACCACTACAGGTAATGGCTCAAGGGTTAGAACGAGTGGTGGTACAGCAACTCCTGAAGCAACGATTGCATCAGCAGGTCAGATAGTAGGAGAGAGAAGTGCTACTGTAACCGCTGTTGCCTCAAACACAGTTAGTGCTGTGACAGTTGTGGCGGCAGATGCTACACTTACAGCAACAGCAACTATAGCCGCTGTATGTAATAGAGTCAGGTTTGGTTCAGGTGTTCCAACAGCAGTTGCGAGTATAACTGTATTAGGATTTGCTACACGAGGTGGAATTGCATCAACGACAAGCCTTGGTGCTTACACAATTACCTATGAGGTAGGACACCAAGATGTGGGAGGAAACCACAAATACTTTATATCAGAGGTAGGAACACAAGTTCAGCAACCAACATTAGTGCTTGTTGAAGGCAACACTTATGTCTTTAATTATCCTTCAGCACACCCATTTAAGTTTTCAACGACTTCAGATGGTACGCATGGTGGTGGTTCAGAATACACAACAGGAGTGACACACAACAGTTCAACACAAGTGACTATTGTAGTTCCTGCTGATGCTCCAACTCTTTATTACTATTGTGGTAGTCATTCAGGAATGGGTGGAACAGCAAATACTCCATCAAATTTGGCAGAGGCAGTAGTAACATCAGACTCAGAGAAAATTTTCCAAGGCAATACTGTGTTAGAAGCAGAAGCTTCATTTTTAGCATCAGGATTTGGAACGATTGTAAGTAGTGGTATAGTAAGCTCAACTTCAGTAACAACTACAATAGGCAGAGAGAAATGGGAGATAATAGTGAATGACACAAATACATGGACACAGATAGCGGCATAATATGGCATTAATACCTTTACAATTACCACCGGGTCAATATCGAAACGGAACAGACTTCGAGGCTTCAAATCGTTGGAGAGATGCTAGTTTAGTTAGATGGCACGATGGCTCTATGAGACCTGTAGGTGGATGGACAAGCAGAAAGACAAGTGCGTTTGCCGCCGCACCAAGAGCTATGATTTCTTGGCTAGACAATTCAAGTGACTCCTATTTAGCAGGTGGTACATACAACAAGTTATATTACGTAAATCCCTCACATACAGTTTACGATATAACTCCATCAGCATTGACATCAGGTGATTTGAATGGTTCGTTGAATGAAGGTTATGGTGGAGGATTTTATGGACATGATGCATATAGTAGAGCGCCGACCAGTTCAGGTATTTATGCAGAAGCGACAACATGGGCATTGGACACATGGGGAGAATATCTTCTAGCATGTTCTTCTAAGGATGGAAGGATTCACGAGTGGCAACTCAATACAGGTGTGGTTGCACAGATAGTCGCTAACGCACCAACAGGTAATAAAGCAATGGTGGTAACAGAAGAGAGGTTCGTATTTGCATTAGGTGCAGGTGGTAATCCTCGTAAAATAGCATGGTGCGACCAAGAAAACAATACATCTTGGACACCTTCAGCCACTAACCAAGCAGGTGATTTTGAATTACAGACTGTAGGTCAGATAATGTGCGGCTTACGGATGAGAGGCAGAACACTCATCTTAACTGATAACGATGCTCACGTTGCTACTTACTCAGGTGCGCCATTCGTATATGGATTCGAGAGAGTTGGTACAGCCTGTGGAGTATCATCAAGAAGAGGAGCTGTGGCTATTGATGAGGGTGCGTTTTGGATGGGTAAGAAAGGATTTTTCCAATTTGATGGCTCAGTAGCTAGTGAAATACCATGTGAGGTGGCTGATTATGTGTTTGATGATATGAACGCTTCACAAATAAGCAAGGTCTATGCAGTCCATAATTCACAACATGGTGAGATATGGTGGTTCTATCCAAGCGCTACTAATCTTGAAAATGACAGATATGTTTCACTTGATTACAAAGAAGGGCATTGGGCAACTGGTGAATTAGATAGAACAGCAGGTGTTGACCAAGGTGTATTTAGTAATCCAATATGGTCAGATGCGAGTGGCAACTTATACAATCAAGAAACAGGTTACACGCATGGTTCAACAAAACCATATGCTGAGTCAGGTTCAATTAGTCTTGGTAATGGTGACAGTATTATGAAAGTTACCCAACTTATCCCTGACGAAAAAACACAAGGTCAAGTAGAGGTTACGTTTAAGACACGTTTTTATCCTAATGATAGTGAGACATCACATGGTGCTTATACTCTGTCTAATCCAACAGACGTAAGGTTTCAGGGTAGACAAGTAAGAATTAAAGTACAGGGAACTGGTAATGACAACTGGCGGTCAGGCATTATGAGAATAGAGGCTAATCCGGGAGGTAGGCGATGAGTATTGCAACTCCACCGCCACCACTAGGCAAGGATTGGAAGCCTTGGGCAGAGCGTTTATCTAAGTTTATGACGAACACTAGAAACAAATTACAATTTAAAGATTCAAGTTCTAAAGCTACTGAAGATGGCATTATTATGTGGGATGAAGCACAAAATGCTGTTGTAGTATCTAAAAATGGAGCTTGGGTTAAGTTAAAATACGACCCATGAGTATACAAGAAGATTTAATGCGAAGTAAAGACTGGATAGAGTCAGCTCTTAAAAAAGGTGGCGAAACGCATGACTTTAAAGACATCGTAGATGGAGTAATGAAAGGAGATTTTCAACTATGGATGGGGTCAAACGGATGTGCAGTAACTGAGATAGTAGTGTATCCTAATAAGAAGGTTCTTCATGTATTCTTAGCAGGTGGCGATAAAGGCTACGGAATTAAACAGATTACAGACATGCATGATGATGCAATAACTTGGGGTAAACACCAAGGATGTATAGGGATGACTGTTACTGGTCGGAGAGGATGGAAGAAGATTCTCGAACCTAAAGGTTGGTCAGAGCAGTTTACAACTTTATTAAAGGAGTTTTGACATGAGTAGCGGCGGCGGAAAAGGGGGAAAGAAAGAAACAGAAACAACGATACCTGATTGGGTTAGAGGCCCGGCGGAGAGAAATTTACGAAGAGCTGAACAGGTACAGCAATTAAAATACATGCCATACACAGGCCCACAGGTTGCGGCCTTCAATGAAACACAAAATGCGGCAATGAATAATAACATTGCGGCGGCAAAAGCATTTGGTTTGTTAGACCCTAATAGTACGCTAACAGCTACAACTGGAACACCTACTCCAACAGAATATGCCGGTGGCTTTAGAGGTTATGGCTCTATCGGACTATATGACCAAGCTTTAGCAGAACTTACAGCTAGAGACCCTGCAAATATGGCGGCATACAACAGCCTATTTGGTAACGCTATACCTGCAAATAACTTCGGTAGAGGCGGAGGTGGCGGCGGTGGTGGTGGAAATATTACACATAATCCGCCTAGCAATAGACCGAGACTACCATCAGACTACAATGCGGCAAAATGGGGAGCTGACAGAGTATTAACAGAGACTAGCAAAGGTGGCAAGGGTGGTCGAGGCGATATAGGTGGAAATAGAGATTTGCGTTCTAATTTCAAAAGAAGAAGTTTAATTAATAGGAGAAAAGCAATTACTTCAGCAAGAGGTGAGAGAAATAAAAGATTTGGAGGTAACTACTAATGGCTAATCAAGGACTACCCGGCGGACAAACAACTCCACCAAACATCAACAGCCTAGCCGCTCAAGGCATACAGGGTGCAGGGATGGGTACTGCATTAGGCATGGGATATACTCCAAGTCAGGTTGGTGTAGCAGGTACAAGTGCTTCAGTTACTCCAACCAATGTAACACCAATGGGTTTAAGTAATACTGTAACACCTAATCAATTAGCTACTACAAACCTAGCTCCTTACATGAATCCTTACACTCAAAGTGTTATTGATGCTAATGAGGCTGATATTCTACGTGGTGCAAGTATTGGAATGGGCCAACTTCAAGGAGCGGCACAGGCGGCAAATGCTTTCGGTGGTTCACGTCATGGTGTAGCAATGGGTGATATTGGTAGAGAAACATTACAACAACTTGCACAATCATCAGCAGGACTTAGACAAGCAGGTTATGGCAATGCACAACAGGCGGCATTACAAGATATTCAAAACAATATGCAAGGTCAGTTAGCTAATCAAGCAGGAAGTCAATTTGATATAAGCACAGGTTTACAAGGTCAGTTAGCTAATCAACAAGCAGGATTACAAGCACAACAGTTAAATCAACAAGCAGGATTACAGGATATATCTAATGAACTACAAGCTTCACTAGCTAATCAACAAGCAGGTCTACAAGCACAGCAACAAAGACTTGGTGCGGCTAATCAATTAGGTCAATTATCAAATCTTGGATTTGGAATGGGTCAAACTGTAAATAGAAACCTTGCACAACAAGGCGCACAACAACAAGCGTTACAACAAGCTTTATTTGATGCGGCACAGCAACAATATCAAGGATTTGTTGGTCATCCTGCACAGGGTCTTGGTTATGTAACAGGCGCATTGAATGCCGGGCCTGTTCAAACACCAAATACAGTAACACAAACGAAGACACCGGGTCTGTTTGATTACCTAACACTAGGTGCAAACGCTTATACCGGTAATGCGGCTTAGGAGATAGAGATGAGTTTAGGACTAGGACAATTATTAGGAGGAGCTATACTTGGAAGTGGTTTGTTCGGCGGTAATGACGAGGACGAAGAGAAACAAGGCATCATGGGTGGTCTTACAAACATTAGTAACTCTATGTTTGCCGGGATGTCACGAGAACAGGTGTACAGACTAGGCCAAGGCTTCAATACAATGCGTTTAGAGCCTGACCAAGCTATGCACGAAAGTTTTGAGAACAGAATTAGCGATATACGTGCTACTGATGCCGCTACTGCGAACAAAAACGCTACTGTAACCGCTTTATTAGGTATGACTTCAGACAAATACCCTAATGGTAGAACCGATTTAGCCGCTATGGTTAAACAGGGAGTGTTACCACCTGCTGAAGCTATCTCAATGGCTATAAAAGTTGAGCCTTTGTCAGACTTTGAAATTAAAATGCAATGGTTAAAAGATAATCCGAATGCTAGTGCTGAACAGAAAGCATTAGCCGGTATTACAATACCTGTAGAGACAGAATTTGACAAAAAATTTGCATTATTTACTGATGATAGTGAAACCAGTATATTAACTGAAGCTCAAAGAGAAATTGGATTAGGACAATTATTAGGTACTGCTGTTACAAGAGCAGACTTTGAAAAGAAAATAGATTTGTACAATGAATTAAAAGGAAAAAATGAACTAACTCCTGATATGTTGGAGTTACTTGGAATACCTAGAGAGAACCAAGCAGATTTTGAAAAGAAAATGAACGAATTAGAGTTACTTGCAGAAGAAAGCGGTATGAAGCCATTAGAGCTAATGAATAGAAAGATAGATTTAGTATCTAGTTACACAACTGATGATGGTAGGACAGATACTATGATTACTATGGCTTGGAGAGCTAAAGAAGCAGGACTCATACCGGGAGAAGATGACTACAAAGACTTTATGCTGAACTATGGTGGTGGCGATACAAAAATTGATATTGATATTGACCAAGCAGACGATACCTCAGCTTATATGGAAGCCGCACAAAAAGCGATGGTTGAGTCAGATAATAAAGAACTTGAAGCAGTTAGAAAAGCAGAAGCTAACATAAGAAAATTAGACCAAGTATTAAAAATTATTGATGAAGGAGACCCGAACTTAGGCGCATTATCAGGTTTTTATCAGACAGTAGACGAAGTTATGGCTAAGTTTGGCTTGTCAGAAGAATCTGCTCAGTCAGCAACAGATACACAATTACTCGAAGCTTTATTGGGTAGTGATGTATTTGGAATGATTGCCATACTAGGTATCGGCGCACGTGGTATTGATACACCTGCTGAAAGAGATTTCTTGATTAAGGTTATGACTGGTGAAAGAAAAATGACACCTGAAGCTCTTAGAAGAATGACTTTATACAGACGTAAATATTCAAGAATGGTAATTGAGGACTATAACAATAGACTGAAGGATGGTTATTACAAATTATACATACAACACGCAAGACCACTTAAACACATAGATGTTACACCATTACCTGAATGGCAACCACCT